CTTGGTCAGAGTATCTTCGGTGATTTTAAAAGAGAAGAGATTTGATCTCTTACTAATGTAACTTCATCATGAGCCTTTTTATAAGACTCAAGATAAAGGGATCTGTGGATCCGGGCTTCTTCAGTTGCCCAAGGTCCGACAGACGCTACATATGTCGATGCTGACATTTGAAGAAATTTTCATTTCAAGTCAGATGATCTATTAAAATTATTATGAAGATGCTTAATCACAGTGTCAAAGAAGACTTTATAAACCTTAGATTTTGGAACAAAATGTGACATTTTGAACTCAAAATAAGGTCTATCAAGAATAAAAGAACGAAATAATAAATACATTTCGTTCGAGGATTGGGGTAAGGTTAAACCTAATCTTAGTTTATGGGCAATAGAGTTGTTTTTAGTAATATCAACTTTATAACCATATCCCAAGAACCGAATTGCCTCATTAGGAGTTAATGAATATTTATTCATGAAACTACGTAATGAAGAGAAATTTCGGTGGGCAGTTGATTGCTCAATGAAAGGTATTGGAGAAACATCAGTTCCTTCAATAACAGTTCGCTTCGCAAATTCAACACCTTTCCCCTCTTCGGAGATAATGGACTTAGCAAGTCCAACCTCAACACCAAGGGTCTTCAAGACCTTTAAATATCTTGAAGCTACCTGTCGATTCCAAATAAGGATATCATCTCCTAAAACAGCGTAAGCTGTAAAGAGAGTACCTCTTGGAACGACACCAGAGAACCAAGCGCAGTATTGAACAATGTAATGATGAGTTAGAGCTAACATAGCTCAACTTGATAACGCCCCCATCGGTTGCCCAACCGTATATCGAACAAAGACGGGGTGTGGTTTCTTGTAGATAAGAGACCGGTCCCCAAGTTCAGATAAAGACGGAGTTTTATATTTCCGGGCAACCATCAATTTCACTCAGTGAGTAGATAACTCGTCATTAAAGAGATGACTAAGTATATTACTTTGAAGTGAGATTGGGAGACGATCAGTGGCTGAGGATAGATCATAGGAGAATAATGGAACTGAACCAAAAGGGACTCTAGAAAGAGCCTTCTCTTGGTTGAAAGTACCATCCATAGGTAATTTTCTTAAAATACTGAAAATTACTTTATGCAATGGGTATAAAGCCCATTGAGTCCAAGGATCTACCATAGCAAATAATCTCACCTTTCCTGCACCTTCTTCTTTTATTGAAAGTTTTCCATTAAATCCTGATGACTCAATTGGTATTATATTGGATCATAAGGATAAAAGTGGAGAATGACCTGAGATTCTGGCTATACTTAAGAGAGTGTCGGATAGACCCTCTTTTGTAAGCGTATAATGTGTTCTCTTTAAAGAAAGAGAATGAGAGTTATACTCTCCTAAATTGGTCTTAACCTGTGGCCCACTCGAATAGAGTGGAAACAGACGACCATATTCAGACAATGATTCAACAGATATTTCCGGGAATAACTTAGCAAAATCAGGTATATATTTATATATATCTGATATTCGAGAAGTTTGAGTGGAAGAG